AGCACCCGTTGTGTTTGCATATAAAGCTAAATATCCAACTCCTGTATTATTATCTGCTTCTGTTGTATTAAGAGCATAAGCACCTACCGCAGTATTTTGGTCATCGTCTACTGCTGTTGTTAAAGCGCTATACCCAATAGCTACGTTACGAATTCCTGTTGTTACTGCATCAGCGGCATTCACTCCTACCGCAGTGTTTTCATCACCCGTAGTAATCGCAGTACCTGCTTCATCGCCTACAACCACGTTGTAGTTACCACCGCTTTCAATGCTGTTACCTGCGTTGACACCTAGTCTTAGGTTTGAAGTTCCTGAAGTTGTTGATGAGTAGTCTCCTGTGACTGCTATACCTGTCTGGCTTATTAGAACATTAGTGGGTGAGCCATCATCGTCACGGAAGGTAACACTGTCGCTATCAATATACAGAGTGCCTACTGTGTTTTGTAAATGCGTGTAGCCAGAAGCGTGATGCTTAATTTTAAATTCGTCACTATCGCCTAGCGTTAATTCATCTCCGTCACCCAATGCTATCCCACCGTTGGCTATTATTTCGCCAGTGACAGCAAGAGTACTCGCCATAGTCACAGCACCCAATGGATTAGTACCTAGCTCGACAATAGCGCCTGAAGCATTCTCAGTATACAAACGCTTGTCCGTGACATTGACCGCTAACTCGCCTTGTACAAGATCACTTGCTGTTGGAGCTGCTGAAGCTGTACTACTGTTCTTAGTTACAATTTTTGTTGCCATGGTTATATACCCTTAGTATGTGCCGCCTAGTAGCGTACCAGCAGTCATGTTGTCTGCGTTTAAAGTTGAGTTAGATTGTAAAGCTGAGTCTGCCTTTGTGCCTTGAGCTGCTGTTGCATATGCTGAGATTGCTGTTGTTGCTATATCTCCTAAGCCAAGTGTAGTCCTAGCTGCACCAGCGTTAGCGTCATCTATTAGCGTAGCGCCATAGGTGGACACTGTAGACGCCACTAGTGCTGCGTCTGCCTTAGCTCCCTGTGCTGCTGTTGCGTAAGCACTAGCTGCTGTTGTAGCCGCTGTACCTAAACCTAGATTACTTCTAGCTGTACTCGCGCTTGCTAAGTCCGATAGGTTGTTAGCTTTAAGTGCTGATGCTGCTAATGTACTAGAGGCCGATGATGCACTAGAGGCTGCTGCTGTTGCGCTTGTCGCTGCATTGCTTGCTGAAGTACTTGCCTCACTTGCTTTAGTTGACGCTGTTGACGCACTGGCAGCTGAAGCCGTAGCTGATGTACTTGCTCCTGATGCACTTGTGGATGCCTCAGATGCTTTAGTAGTGGCCGTGGATGCGCTGGTGCTTGCACCGCTGGCTGATGTAGCTGCCTCAGATGCTTTAGTAGTCGCAGTTGACGCACTGGTACTTGCTCCACTCGCTGATGTACTTGCTTCGGATGCTTTAGTAGTCGCAGTGGACGCACTGGTGCTAGCTCCACTTGCGCTTGTAGATGCATTTGAAGCTGATGTGGATGCGCCACTTGCTGATGCTGCTGATGCAGTAGCTGAACTAGCTGCATTGGTAGCTGATGTACTTGCTTGAGACGCTGATGTTGCTGCGCTATCTTTAGATGTATCTGCGGCACTAGCTGAAGTAGCTGCTTCACTCGCCTTGGTAGTAGCTGTAGATGCGCCTGTAGAGGCCGTAGAAGCGCTTGTGCTGGCTTCGCTGGCTTTAGTAGTAGCTGTGGATGCACTGGTAGCCGCGTTGTTCTTATAGGCTAATGCGTTGGTCTCAGCGGATTCAGCATTAGTCTCTGCTGTTTCTGCGTTAGTCTCTGCTGTGCTTGCTGCTGTCTCACTGCTAGCCGCTTCTGAAGCACTGGCCGCGGCAGCTGTAGCATAAGCTGCAACACCCGTAGCTGAGTTAGCTGCTTCGGTTGCTGATGTACTTGCTGCGCTTGCTTTAGTTGTTGCTGTAGCAGCTGATGTACTAGCGCCTGAAGCACTTGCTGCTGCATCACTTGCTTTCGTAGTCGCTATTACAGCCTGTGCTGTTACTAATGATAGTGTAGCGTCCGTATTGGAATCACCAGCACCACCATCACCTCTGAATATAGCCATTAATAGCCCCTAGGAAAACAAAAGAGTAATATAAATAAAAGGGGCTCCCAGAAGAAGCCCCAGTTTGTTACTAAGCGTTTACTGCTAGAACTATACCAGCGTCAGGACGCAATACCTGAACACCATACAAAGTATCGGCAGTGTAGAGAGTTCCTAACCACTCCTGCTTGTACTGAGTTTGTGAACGGATAGCCTGTTGCTCTGCTAAGACCAAAGTGTCTTTGTGACACAAGATAGCAGCTTTAACAGCTCCGCCAGCAGAGTTTTCTGCGGCAGTTTCAATGGTAGGCAAGTTGCTTGATACATATACGTCAATTCCGTACAAGTTACCAATCTTACCGTTCTGAACGCCACGGCCTTCAACAAAGTCTGAAGACATATAACGATCAACACCCATAATTGCATTACGCAATGAAGGAGGTACAGTGAAGGTACGGTTGTCCATAGGAACGTCTGCATCGTCAAGCTTCTGGATAGCGTCACGGAATCCTGCATCGTTAAACACGTCAGTAGAAGCTACCTGATCTAGTGCATAAGTCTGGATACCAGTGCTGCCGTCAAAGCTATAGACTGCGGAGTGAACCCAATCAGTGCCGTCGCCATCTCCAAAAGACTTACCCAATGCAATCAGGTCAGTGTCCACTTGCTTGGCTAGGCCGTAACCTGCGTCACCTGTGTAGAACTGACGGAGAGAAGCAAGAGCTTGAACTTCCGTGATGTCTTCAATCAAACGAGAGAATTCATAGTGCTTGTTAATGTTAATCAAAACTTCTGACTCAACAGAGTTCTGGATGGTTACAGCTGTGTTAGCTGCTTTAGCAGTAGCAGTGCCACGAGTAGGCTTAGGGACATGAATAACATCGCCTTTCTTACCTGTCATGCTCATCTTCTTAACGAGATTAGCCAATACTAGATTGCTTTTATATGCAGCAACAACTTCGTCACTCCAGATTTCTGGGATGAACTTAGCTGCGCTGGTGTTGTCTACAAAACCCGCCGTTGCGGGATATACTGATGTTGCCATGATAATACTTCCTTTCTATAAAAGAGTTTAGTTACGGACTCTTCCTTCTTGATATGCTTGCATGATTTCATCACTCAAGGATAAATATCTTTCGGGATCGTCCTGCATAAGTTTAATAATGTCTGAACGTCTATAGACTTTTCGTTTAGCCGCTTCCCCGCTGCCTTTAGCGTTACCTGTTGAGGCTGCTTTAACTGCGGTTTTACGACTAGCTTTTTCATTAGCGGCAGTTTGAGTTACTACTTGTTGACGTTCCTTCCAGTTAGTGAAAAGTTCATCAGCAGCTTCATAATCATACTGTGTATCTGCCTGTGCAAAAAGCTGTGTACGAATCTTTGACCCTTTGATCCAATCAACAAACTTAGCGTCAGTTAGTATAGTCTTCATATCAGGATGTTTCTCCTGTAAGTGGGACTGTGCTGTTGACTGCTTATACTGCTGAGTTACTTCTTCAGCTTGTTTAATTGAAGGATGATTCCTAATTGCTCTTTCGACAGCCTTGTCGGGATCAGAGAAAAAGTCTATGTCTTCTTCAGGTTCTTGGGTTGCTGGTGTTGTTGTGTCGAGTTGTGTCTGAATATAGTTATCAACAACTGATCGTAATTCCCCCACTTCACTGCTTTGGCGGCCAAGTAACTTCTCAGCTTCTTGGTGCATCCTTACTATATCAGCAGTGCTTTTTCCTTTGTATTTATCGGGGATGTCATCTTTAGGTGGGGGAGTCTCCTGTGTAACAGGTTCCGCCTCTGTAATCTGACTTACTTCTTCATTTTCGTTGTCAACTTTTTGGTTTTCTTCTTCTTCAGTACGCTCGTCTATTAGTCTTGCCATTATTAAACTCCGTGAGTAATCTCATTATGGAGGTGTATTATACAAAGCTTCCATTATTCAGAATTGGCCTTGCGTTCTTGCTTAAGCTTCTGTTCTCTGTTTCTTTCCCACTTTCTAGTAGCACCCATAAAATCACCAGAGATAGGATCGAGACGTGAACGAACAGGAGATATAAGTTTCTTAGACATTGCCTTACAATCAAGACAAGGAATGTGTGTACAATCAGAGTTAGCCATGCGTTCATTCACATGGCCGTTCTCACATTCAAAATCAAACAGCAAAGCCATTAGGCTGCTTCTTCTGATTCTTCTGTGGCTTCCTCTGCTTGTATACTTTCTTCGGCTGCTTCAATCTGAGCTTCTAAATTAATAATATTTGCGATAATGGACAGTTGCCCTTTACGGAAGTACATATCGTTATTATCTTTAGTTGCTTCAACTGAATTAATAACATTTGCGTTATTTGCAAGATCTTGTACTAAAAGTTTAAAACCTGCGTTTGCAAATAGGTCGCGGTATGTGTTATAATATTGCTCTAGTTCTTTATCAATCATTTACTGTTTCTCCATTGGTAGGACAGTTATTTTAGTCGTGTACTCTATATTATACCATAGTAGACTACTAAAGTCAAGCTATTTCTTTTTTTTTACTTTTTTTACTGGTTTTTTGTAGATAGCGTCCCAATTACTTGAGAACTTCTTTGGATCTGCTGCCTTTCGTTGACTACTTCCTTTGCCACCGTGTGTTTGGCCCCACTTCATTGTTGAACCCTTCCTTCCCTAGCGGCCACTTCCCTTTCCTTAAGCATTTGCTTGGAGATTTCAATACGCTTTTGGAACTCTTTATCATCAGCATCTCCTGCTTTAAGGTTAGTTGTAACAGCTTTAATGCGATCAATCTCAAGCTCTTGTGGTATGACCTGAGCTTCAACGGAAAGTTTCTGCGCCCTTGCGGCTGACTCCTGTGCTTGACCGTTAAGTGCGGCGGACTGTGAAGCTTGGAAAGCCAACTGAGCTTCCTGTGCCTGTTGTGCTGCTTGTTGTGCTGCTTGTTCAGCTTCAGGGTTAGGAGTATTAGCTTGCTCAAGTACCTGAATAAGCTCTTCACGATTGCTTAGGTTCATGTTATCAATAATAGACATGACTAGCTTAGGATACATAGGAGTGTCTGGAGACATGGTTTGTAGCAGCTGTACTAACTGAGTAACTTCGTACTCACGAGCAATAATACCTAGTGAGCTGGACGTATGGAACTTGTAGTCAGCTACTGGATACATCTCAGGCTCAAACTGCATATAACGCCATGCTGCCTTAGTAACGAAAGGTATTAGGAATGCTTCTTGGAAGTTAATTAACGTGCGCTTATGGCGCTTAATGATAGCACCTAGTGACATAGAGACACCAGCAGCCGTAGACTCACCATTGATGGAACCAGCTATGCCAGCGGAATCAATAGCGCCTGTGGCTGTCTGTACCATTGTTTGTAGAGCTTGTGCTTGTGCAAAGGTAATCTGATTGACTTGACCAAAGTTAAATGGCTGTAGTATCTCAGAAGGATTGCCATTGGTTAATATAGTTTTTCCCGGCTGGATTGTAGGTTTAGCGCCTCTAGGCATACGGGAAGCATCCATTGCCATCATAGGATGTATGGTCAATGCTAAAGCGTCTATCCTAGCGCGTAGTTCAGCGTCCAATGCCTTTTGACTGTTGTAACCTTTCTCACATACTCCTCTGCCCCAGAAACGGCTTGGAACGACATCCCATGGGAATGCAATAACTGGACGATCCTGCATCATGTATGGGTTTTCAGTGGCTTTAAGTAGTGTTCCGCCATTAGCTATGACAACAACAGCTTCCACGTAATAAGAGCTATCTGCATCTTCATCTAGCTCAACAACAACTTCATCTTCCGCTGCATCTTCATCTGCCATTGCTTTTACAAGCAAGTGTCGTGGTACAAGACCGTAGTACTTAGTAAGCCGTACCTTATCATCATCATAGCGAGTTAAGTCTTGATCTGGCTCTATGTCAAAGTCAGGTGTAGCTGATGAAGAAATGTCAACTTCTTGACGATAGACGCCACTTTCCTGTAACTGCTCTACTGAATGTGAAGATACAAACTCATCTATAGCACATCCTAAAGCTGAATCAATATCAGTAGCTACAGGGTCTATCAGGAAGTTCTGAGGCATTACAGGACGCAGTTTAACGCAAGTACGGTCACGTATGGTGACACCTACTGCTTGTAGCTCACCGCCCATAACAGGCTGAGTAGCAGGAGCCATCTCTTTTTCTTCCTCTAACACTACTTCAGCTATGCCTGTACCAAATACAGCAGCGTTAATTAAGCATTCAGCAACGCCCTTACGTACTTTATTCTTTTTAAAATCATCGTCAAGGTGCTGACGCAGCATAACTATATCTTCAGGCTGTTGGTCATGTATATCATCTTTAATATCAAACCATTTGCCACGACCAAAGGTAGCTTCCTCTAACTCTGCTACTGAAGACTCAACTGCTTGCTGTAATGCAGGGGAAATGATCTTGGAACGCTCTGAGGCGCGAGTACGATCTTCAGCAGACCAGTGACCACGCCACAGACGGTAATATTCATCAAACTTTTGTGAATAATTAGCTTCAAAGTGGTCGCGCCACCCATCACACTTCTGTATTACCCAGTTTTCTAGGTGTTGTTCTGTAGCAAAGTTCTCTTTATCTTCTAGCATAGTTAATACCCTGCGTATTTGTCTAGGAATTCGTAGTCTTCTTCTTCATAGTCGAAAGCATAGGAAACTTTTGCAAGTTGATCTATATATGCTAGTGCGTCTATTAAGTCATCGTGGACTAATTGGTTTGGGAATTGAAATAACTCATCTAAAAACTGACTGTTCCAACTGCCTTTGTTTAAGGAAATGTTACCGTGTTCAAAACGACCCTGCAAAGCCCACACAATCCTATCTACTTTCTTCTTATTGCCGTGTGTAAGCTCTTCAACTCTAAAAAACCTTTGATTCTTCTTCATTTGATCATTTAGGTAGGGATGTACAGCGTTCTTTAGTGCGCCTTTCTCAATCCCTACGGCTAAAGGTCTGTAGTCTCTGACTGCTTCAAAGATTTTTCTGGCAGTCTCTTCAACGCCCCATCGCCCATGTATGATATTAGCAACCCACCAGCCTTCAGTACCCGCTTTAACCACAGCAATAGCCGTTTGGTCAAGACGTTTAGTTTTGGTAGTGACTTTCTGTACGTCTGCAAATCCTGCCAAATCGACAGCAATGTAATAGTCACCATCGTTAGGCTCCTCTTCACTAAACTTAACATCATCTTCCTTAAACAGCTCGCTACCGTGAGCCTCAAAGGATGCCATGAACTCCTGTCGGAAAGAAAAGGCTGACATTGATTTCTCAGCAGCTTTAATCTCTTCAGGGTCTAGCAGAGGGTTATCAAAACTTGTAAAGTGATAACCTATAAATGTATCGTCTTCACTAATGGTTGCGTATTGGTATAGATCATAGAAGTGATTGCGGCCCATTGGCGTACCAATGAACATTGCGTCTCCCTTTTGATCCGCAAGTGCAGGACGCAGGATCTGCTCCCACACCTCAGGCTTCATGTCTGCGTACTCATCCATCACTAGGAACTTAAGGCTGACACCACGCATGGTCTCTGGTCTATCAGCGCCCTTAAGTGTTAGCAATGCGCCATTAATAAACTTGATCTGTAGGTTGTTTACATGGCTGGAGGCTATGACTGGATGTGCAAGCTCAAGGAGCATTTGCCACATAATGTCTCTAGCCTGACCCTGTGTAGGCGCTACGTAGAACACCTGACCTTTCTTGGCTGACAAACAATTAAGTATTAGCGACCAAGCTGCTAACCTGCTCTTACCTGTACGTCTACCTGCTGCTATAACCTTAAAGCGTGTCTTGTCTTCATATACTGTTTGCTGCCACGGCAGTAACTCGACCTTTAGATCAGCCAATCAATAGCACCACATTACAGGAGATTCATTACCGTCAAGGTCGCGGATGTCAACATGGACAAAACTATCAGCCACTCCGATACCGTTGAACCCCAACGCAGCGGCGTGTTTAACGATGTCATACCTTTGTTGACCATTTTCAACCCTGATGTCACAGGCGATACCTTGTGCGTGAGTTCCTGCAACTTTTTTCTTAGCCTCTATGGGGTGGCTAGGGTCTCTATAACCGCTAGTGATAATGAAGGGGAAACCACATACATGACGCAAGTGGTCTAATTTGAGTAGGAATTGATCATCAATCTTGTTTTTACCTGTATACTGACAGGAGAATTCAGACCTATAAAAGAACTTTAACTTATCATTAATGCTAGTAATCATCTAGCTCTCCTTCTATGACATTAGCATCATCAGCTGCGGATATAATAGTAGTCTCTCCACCCACACCTGTGATTGATATGTTAATAGCACTCTTGCCGCCAGTTGCCTTATCTTTCTCAAAGTAGCTAACGGGCAGTAATCTATCCATACAGAGCTTCCAAGCCGCTGCTTGATTCTTATGATCATCATCCAAAGCTGCTGACAATATAGAGTCTAATACTTTCCTAGACTTAGGGGAAGCAAGCATTCTAGCTTTATATTCATTGATGATACCAGCATCGCCCTTAGGACGACCTACCTTGTTACGGGAGCCTGTTGTCTTTGACAATATCTTAGATTTCTTAGGTCTACCTTTTGGTTTTATTTCTAATTCTTTTCTTTTTTTTATTTTTTCATTATCATTATCTTTTGACACAACACTCACATAAGGCTCCTTAGAGTACTTAAGTATACTTAAGTATGCTTTAGTATTTACTTTAATTATTTCTTTAAAGTTTAATCTTAAAGCATTTCTTTAAGTGTTCTTAAGTAGCTTTATCTAGTAGCTAGTATTTTATAACTTAGTATACTTCTTATTATATCATATTCTAAACTTAAAGTCAAGCTTTATTTACTATATCTTTTAAGTAATGTACTTTAGTGCCCTTAGCACGTGTCGAGTTTATGTACTTTATGTGTCCTTTTAGCTATTTATTGCTGCTTGTGTCAATACAGAGGTATTACCTTGTGTGTCAATAGGTTATGTATTGCTTGTGTCAGTCTTATGCGCCTTTAGTATACTATTGTTATGTCAGCACCTAAGGGCCATTTGCTACTATTTTGTATACTGGCGGGTACTACATATAAATAGCAGAAGCCCAGCGGCCCCCCGTCCCCTTAATTATCCACAGGTTTTGCACATGTTTACCCACAGGGTCCGCATGTTATACATAAGTTATACATAAGTTATACATGCGGCATGGT